CAAATGTATTGTTAAAAATAATCTATAATAATATGTAACTGCTTAAAAATGAGGTATAATAATTTTAGTTAAAATGTATTGTTTTATTTGTTTAATTGTTTTTTATGGGAGTTTTTAGCTTTTTTTGTATGCAATAGATAACAACTATATATATGAGTGAATCTAATAAGAATAATAAGCCTGTTTTTATTAATGAGAATTTGCGGCAATTGGACGCAATTGGACAAACAAAAAGCAATTTAATTGATTGCATGATTAAAAACCTTGGTAATGTAACGGAAGTTTGTAAGCAGATGAATATTGCAAGGCAAACGTTTTACAATTACTATAATAACGATATTGAATTTAAAGAACAAATAGACGACATTAAAAACATTGCGCTTGATTTTGTGGAATCAAAGCTAATCGGCAAGATTAAGGACGGGGACATCGTAGCTATATTGTTTTATTTAAAAACACAAGGGAAAAAACGCGGTTACATTGAAAGAAACGAAACTGAATTGACAATTCAAAGCCCTGTTGTTATAGATTGGTCGGAACCAATACAAGAGGCGGAGGAGGTAAAAGCAATTGAGATAAGGGAGGATAACAAAGAGAATGAGGAACAACAAAGCAAAGAACTTTAAACCTTTGGTTTAGTTCTTTTTTTTTGTTTTAATGATGCTTAGTTCTTTGAATTGCTTAATTGAATAATGATGCAAATCTTTAATGAGGCTTTATTATTAAAACAACTTCGTTATTTTAATAATGCTTTTTTTTTGTTCTTTGAAAACGTTTGAAACCCGCATTTTACATTATTATATAACATAGTTATATAATAATATTATATATATAACAAGTTATATATATAATTATAATATACTATATATAATATACTATATATAATATACTATATATAAGTAGTATATAAGAGAATATATAAAGACTCCTGACAAATCAAAATGTAATTGTACTTTATTTAAATAGGTACAATACTTATTTAAAGTATAACTAAAAGTATAACTAATAAGGCTTTAAATATCGTAGATGTTTAAGCCTATAATAAGGTAAAGAAACAACCAATACTTAATATAAAGCGTTTTAAGGCACGATAACAAGATAAGATATACAAATTGTCCTAATTAATATAAAAGTACGTTAAAACGCTTATAATGTACTTTAAAACTAATATTAAGCCATTAAGTAGATTAAACAAAACAAATAAGATTAATTATTCAATAATAACTATTAATGCAATGGCAATGCAAAACAATACGACTGTAATACGAACGTATTACGAGCGTATACGAACGTATAAACTAACAAATTATAAAACCAACAAACAAAGCTATGAATACACAAAACAAAGTAATCGAATGGGCTAATGAAAAAGGCTTAATTAATCCTAACAATATCAATAGACAAGCCTTGAAGCTAACTGAGGAAGTTGGGGAGTTAGCATCTGCAATAATCAAAGATAAAAGAGACGAGCAAATCGATGCTATCGGAGACATTCAGGTCGTTTTAATCATACTTAGCCAACAGTTAGGCATAGACTATAACGAAGCTTTAAATAGTGCCTATAATGTAATAAAAGAACGTAAAGGTAAAATGATTAACGGCTCATTTATAAAAGAGGAATAATATGTTTAATTTATTTAAAAAACAAAAAACTAAAATAACTAGCGAAAAGCTTTTGAGTTTAGGTTTTATCAAAAATGATAATGATTATTGTTTTTATTACGATAATTATTTTTGGCTTAGTTACGATATTGATTTTCAGATTATTTGCATTAATTACATTAGTTTTTATGATGATTCAAATAAATACGTTGTTATACCAAACAATACTATTAAATACATTGAGGATTTGCAAAGCTTATGTTTTTTATTAACGGGTAAAAAATTAAAATAATGAACACTATTTATATCAATTTATCCTATAATGAAAAATACAACTTATGGCATTATAGCTATGAGGAACAGAGGTTTAGCGCTATTGGATATAAATTTATAGTAAAAAATATAGATTTGAATACAGCCGATTTGTTTACTTGTTACATTGATGATAAGTACAAAGGTGAAAACGTAACTATTGAATTAATAAAACAAGAGTACAAAGGTTTTAAGGTCTGGTGTAATTACGTGCAAAAGCAATATGTATGTTAAAAGAAAAAGAAAGTATTTTAATAACGAGAAAAAGTATATGTATTTTATTTATAAAAATGATACGAGCATAAAAAAGATAGATGAATATTTTGGAAAGTATACTGATGCTTTTGTTTATGCTATGAATAAATATAATAAATTTGACATAAGAGAAAACCTAAACTATGATGAATCAGAACTACAAGACTAAACACGACTTATTAAAACACTTTGCAGAAAACAAAGTTTACATTTACGATATGGTAAGTGTTTATTTAACAGTAAAAGAAATGGGTTTAAATTACGAGAGCTTTATAGAGCTAACTAAGAGTTTAGAGATAAATTATAACGAATTAGATGAATTATTAGAGTTATGACATTAAAGAAGGACTTTGAAAGGGTTTGCGCTGCTTATATCAGCGAATTTGAGTTAAAACAAAATGTAACCTTTAAATGCTTTGTTGATGATATGCAAGGCGGCTTATGTGAGTTTAAGGAAGGTTATTTCATTAATCTATATGAGATAATCATAGATTTAGAGCAAAGAGTACCTAGGGGCTTAATATTACATTGGCATGATGCTATTACGGAAAGTGAGAATATGGTAAATGATAACTATAAGACTTTTTTATTAGAATTTAATAATTAATATATGCAGGTTAATCCAACACCGAAACAGAAAGAGGCACATAGGATATTGCAGAACAACGATATTGTTTTGTACGGAGGTGCTATTAGGGGCGGTAAGAGTTTTTGGTTACTGATAGAGTTATTTACTTTATGTTTTAAACATCCTAAGAGTAGATGGTTAGTTATAAGGGCTAGTTACAGTAACATTGAAAGAACTATCTTAGTGAGTTTCAGGCAGTTGTTAAGTGAGGGTTTTCAGCAATATGTTAAAAGTTGGGATAATAATACTCTTACGTGTACTTTATTTAATGGCAGTCAGATTATGTTTATGGCTGAAAGTTATGCTAGTGATAAGGAGCTGAATAGGTTTAGGGGTTTAGAGATTAATGGTGCTGGTATTGATGAGATTAACGAGATACAGGAAGAAACCTTTAATAAGGTTATAGAGAGGAGTGGTTCTTGGAATGGTGCTGGTAAAGTACCTGTAAAGATATTATGCACTTGTAATCCTACTCAGGGGTGGGTAAAGGATAAGTTTTATGTACCATTTATAGAGGGTACGCTACCTGAAAGGTGGGCTTATATACCTGCTAAGCTATATGACAATCCTTATTTGAGTGAGGACTATATAGAGAGTTTAAAGAAAAATATGCCTAGATACGAGTATGAAGTATTTGTGGAGGGTAACTGGGATTTTCAGGAAAAGAGGGGTACAGAGTTTTACAAGGAGTTTAATATGGATAAACACGTTAAGAGTGTTGTGTTAAACCCTAATTTACCTATATGGTTTAGTATTGATGAAAACGTTCATCCTTATTTCAGTTGTGCTGTATGGCAGGTAGAGGGAAGGACTGCTAAGCAGATTGATGAGTTACCTATGAGAAACCCTAATAATAGTGTTGCAGGAATGACGGCAGAGATAAAAAAGAGATATGGTCATCATAAGGGAGGATTTATCATTACTGGAGATGCTACTAGTCAGAAGCAGGATGTTAAGTTAGAGCAGGGATATAATTTGTATAGACTGTTAAAGAATGAGTTAAAAGAATTAAATCCACAGCTAAGGGTAAGGAGGAGTAATCCTAGTGTATATACTAGGGGATTATTTATAAATACTATTTTGTATAATGAGCATAGGGGTATTAAGATAATTATAAATACCAGCTGTAAGGAAACTATTAAGGATTTGGCTAATGTACAGCAGGGAGCAGATGGAACTAAGAGTAAGACTAAGAAAACAGATGCTAATGGCATCAGATATGAGGAGTATGGACATTTTTCTGACTGCTTAGATTATTTCATTACAAGTGCTTTTGCTACTGACTATGAAAGCTACCAAAAGGGAGATAATGGATTAACTTACACATTAGGTAAAAATAAACACAGTAAACATGGATATTAATTGATTATTTAATTAATTTTGTTATATGGGATATTTAAGATTATACGATTACTACAATAAGCGTATTCAAAAGACACAACTAGACCAAGTTACAGGCAATAGAGATGCTGTAAGGTTATCAAGCGAATTAGAAGCACAGGAAGAAGTTATTAGTTATCTAGTACAAAAGTATGATGTAAGTCAGGAATTTACAGATACTAAGGTATGGTCAGGTGCTACTACATATTATTCTGATAACAGATTTGAATTAGATGCTGTTGCGTTCAGTGCCACTAGCACTTATGCTTTAGATGTTTTAGTATCGTATAGTGGTTATGTATATCAGTGCATTACAGCTATTACAGTAGCAGCGCCTTGGAATCCTGTTAAATGGAAGTTAGTAGGAGCGCAATATGCTTTATATTATGTTAATATACCATATCCTGCCTATAATAGCAAGACTTATTATAGTATTGGAGATTTTGTGTTTTATAGCGGCAAGATTTATAAGTGTGTTACTTCAAATGTTGGTATAATGCCTAATGACTACACTAATGGTGTACCATACTGGGGTTTAGGTACTGGATATTCATTTAGTGGTGTTGAGGTTTATAATGTAGCTAGTGATTTTCCAACTTATAATCCTGCTACTGCTTATGTAATAGGTAATAAGATAAACTATGGTGGTCAGATATATAATTGTGTTTCTGCTAATACAGGCATTACTCCTACTTATTCTACATCATGGCAGCCTATCACTTGGGTTAATGGAGATAATAGAAGTCAGCAGCTTATAGGTGTAATGATAGATTTATGTTTAGCAAAGATTCATAATTTGATAGCACCTAATAATATTCCACAGGTACGAAAAGATAATGCTGATTATGCTATTGAGTGGTTAAGGTCAGCAGGAGGACAAGATGATGCTATTACAGCAGATATTCCTTTGTTGCAGCCTAATGTAGGATTAAGGATAAGATATGGTGGTAACGTAAAAAATATAAATACATATTAAGATGGGTTTAATACAAGATATTAAGAATTATTGGTTTCCTACTATTAATCCATTAACAGGAGGAGGAGAAGGTTTTACTAGAGAGGAAACTCCTGAACATTTGGATAAATATATTGCTAGAGTTCAATTACAAAGAATAAGGCAAGATGTTAAAAGCTGGAGGGACTCAATACAAGAAGCGGAGTTAGCTTTTTATCCTCACAGGGTACAGATGCAAAGGATGTTTCAAGATACTACTCTTAACGGGCATATTTATGCCTGTATGCAAAAAAGAAAGGGTCTTACCTTATTAAAAGACTATAAACTTGTTAATGACAAAAATGAGATTGATGAGCAGTGGAGTGAGAAGTTTAAAGAGCAGTGGTGTTATGATGTTATTAATTACGCACTAGATGCTATCTTTTATGGTTATAACCTTATTAACTTTGAAGGGGTAGAAAATGATAGTCTTACTGGTGTTAAAATCATTAAAAGACATAATATCAGCCCTGACAGAAAGCAAGTAGTAAGTTACGTATATGCTTTGCAGGGTATACAGTTTACAGAAGAACCATATAATGATTGGACTTTTTATGCTACTACTCCTAGTGAAAATGGGGTAAGTCCTTGTGGTTATGGTATATTATACAGATGTGCTTTATATGAAATATTTTTAAGAAATCTATTAGGTTACAATGGAGATTTCGTAGAAATGTTTTCACAGCCATTTAGATATGCTAAGACTACTAAAACTACTGAATTAGAAAGAGGTGCTTTAGAGAATATGCTAAGGGACATGGGTAGTGCAGGATATGGTATTTTTGACCCACAAGATGAGATATTTTTCTTAGAAGCTAAGCACGCACATAACGGGCATCAAGGATATGATAATTTAGAGCAAAGATGTGAGAAAAAGATAAGTAAGATTATCTTAGGTCATGCTGATGCTTTAGATAGTGTATCAGGTAAGCTGGGTAATACTCACGAAGCACAAGAATCTTTAGAAGATATAGAGGTAATGGATAATAGGTATATAGAGCATTTTATGAACGCAGAAGTATTGCCTAAGATGAGAAATCTAGGTATATCTATTCCTGATGAGTTAAAGTTTAAATTCTCTAATGATAAAGAGAAAGAGGAAGCTAGAGAAAAAGAAGATGCTAACAATAAAATTACTGCTGAATTAGTATTAACTTTAAAAAATGCAGGTTTTGAGGTAGATGAGAAATACATTACTGAAAGAACTGGTATACCTGTAACTAAAATTATATCAACAGAACCTATTATTAATGATTTAACAGTATAAATATGAAAACAGCATTATTAAGCAATAATCTTATATTAGAGATAGAAAAAAGAATTACAGGTGAGTTAAAAGCAGAGCTGATGTATAGAACATTAGCTAACTGTATGCAAAATGATGGTTATTTTGGTGCTGCTAGTTTCTTTTTAGATGAGTCTAAAGCAGAAGCTGCACATTATCAAAAGCTAATAGACTTCTGTAACGATTTAGGAGTGCTTCCTGACATCCAAATGCCAATGAACTATACTTATACTGAAGGTGGTATAGAAAGTGCTTTTAAAGTGGCTTTTAATGCAGAATTTTTATTGCTACAAGAATATTCTGAATTAATGAAGTTAGCTAAAGCACAAGATGTAGTATTAGAAGAATTTTTATATTTCTTTATTGGAGAGCAAAGAAAAAGTGTTGGAGAATATGGAGATTTCTTAGCTAGATTAGAGTTGTGCAAAAGTGAGCCATCAGCATTATTAAACTTTGATAACGACTTAAAAAAGTAATATCTTTGATAAATTAAAAAACCAACATTATGAAAAGTCCATTAATTAATAACTGGGAAAAGACACACGTATTAGCTGTTGATATGGTAGCATCAGCAGTTAGCTTCTTAAGAAAGGGATTAAAGCCTGTAAAGACTATTTATTTAAATCCTAAGTTGTATTATCAATTTGAGTATTGGGTAAGTAAGAATATGAATGAGGAGGAGTTTTTTGATGCAAGGGAAAATGGCTTTCAATTTGATGGGGTAAACATAAAGAAACAATCCAATTTATTAATAAACGATATTAATTGGGATTTTTATGAGCAGGATTCAAAATAAATTTGATTTTACTAAAATATTATATTCTTTTAATTCAAAGAAAAATAATGGTTTTGAATTAGGAGATGAATCTTTGAAATTTTTTAAAAAAGGATTTACTAAGCAGGGTTGGGAAGATGTAGTATTAGAAAAATGGAAAAAAAGAAAAAAACCTAAGCCTAAACATCCTATATTAGTTAAATCAGGTAATTTAAAAAGAAGCATAGCTATATTACAAAATACTAGTTATAAGATTATACTAGGCACTAATGTTCCTTATGCAAAAATACATAATGAAGGATTTGATGGTGTTGAAAATGTAAAAGCACATACTAGAACTAGAAATATAAAAGCTAACATTAGAGGTGGTGGTGTATTTATAAATGGAAAGTTTAGTAAAGGAAAATTAAAAAAAGTTAAAATAATAGGAGCAACTGGTAAAGTTAAAGCACATACTAGAAACATGGTAATGCCACAAAGACAATTTATGGGTCATTCTACACAGCTTAGTTATTTGCAAATAAAAAGAATTACAAAAAATATTGATTCCTGTTTTAAATGAAAAGTTTATTTTTAGCAATACAAACTCAAATTACAACATATGTACCTGAAATTACTTATGTACGCATATTTAATAATCAGTTTGAAAATGCTGTAAATGAGAATAATACATACGACTTTCCAATGCCATGTGTATTTGTAGAGTTTGAAAATATGAATGACCCTAAACAATTAGGAGCAGGATTTCAAATTTATGAGCCACTTTATGTAAAATTACATTTAGGGGTAAATGAATTAGATAGTGCTGATGGTAACTTAGACCAAAATCTTAATATTTTTGATTTAAAAGATAAGCTTTATAAAGTTATGCAAAAGTTTGAGCCTGATAAAGCTAGTATATTTATTAGGACATCAGAGGAGCAAGATTATGACCATACTAATATTTATGTATGGAAGCAGACTTATAAGACTACTTTTATTGATGGATTAATGGAAGAACCATTAAATCCTACATATACTACACCTATTACTGATTTAACAATAACAAAAACAATATTATAATGGCAAGAACAGTAGCAGTAATTAAGCAGCAATTAATAGACCAAAAAAATGCAACTCCTGAATTAAGTGGTTTAACAAGTACTAGTCAGACTGCAATATGGAATTTATGGTTATTTATACAAGCAGTTGCAATAAATATATTTGAAAATTTACAAGATACTTATAAAACAGATATAGAAGCAATAGCTGCTGCTGCAATACCTAATACAGATGCTTGGGTGCAAGCTAAGGCATTTGAATGGCAATCAGGAGATAATATACAATTAATTAATTTAGTTCCTACATATAATGTTATTAATAGTGCTAAAAAAATTATTACTAGATGTAGTGTTAAAACAGATAATAATAGAATATGCCAAATAAAAGTAGCTAAAAGCGACCCTGCTACTAAATTATCATCTCTTGAATTAGCAGGAATACAAAGTTATTATAGTACAATAGGTAATGCAGGAATAGCTTATAACATTGTTTCTGATGAAGCAGATAAAATAGAGATTGCTGCTGATGTTTATTATGATGGTCAATATAGTGATACTATTAAAGATGCAACTAATTTAGCTTTAAATAATTATTTAAAAAATATTCCTTTTGATGGTGTTATTTACGTTTCTAAAATAGAAGATGTGTTTCAAAGTGTAACTGGTATTAAAGATGTTAAATTAACTGTTATTAATACAAGAAGAAATGCACAAGCATATGGAACTGGAGAAGTAGTTTATAATCTATCTACTGGAACTAATATACGTTTATATCAAACTTATGCTGGTTATATTTTAGAAGAAACTACTACATCACATACATTTTCTGATACTATTAATTATATAATATCTTAATATGGCATTTAATTATAATGTTGATTTCTCAAAAGTTTGGCAAGATAATATGCCTCCTAATAAAAGATTAACAAAATATCTAGCTTGGGGAAAATTATTAGTTTATCCTTTACAATGGGTTCATTCTAGGTTTTTTATAGATTATAAAGATGGCAGTGTTGCTCCTGATTGGAATATATTAACTGTTTATACAAAAGATTCTTTAGTAAGATATACTAATAAAAGTATTTATTCTTGTATTAAAAATACCACAGCAGGTATAACTCCTTTAAATACTGAATATTGGTATAAAACTCAAGATAATTTTATT